GTTGAAGCCCTGGCGTCGCAGTTGACGCCGCGTTCTGCTGAGTGGATTCGCCGTCATCCCGAATTTGCGCGCGACCAGCGCATGTTCAACAAGATGATTGCAGCCCACAACCTCGCCGTTGCCGATGGCATCCAGCCTGACACCGACGCCTACTTTGCCGAGGTGGAAAGCACCCTGAAAATCAACCGTGGCGCGGCAGCCACCCAGGCTGAAACACCCATGGAACAGACCGCAAAAGTCACGCAACAGCGTGTTTCGCCAAACGCAGCGCCGGCAGCGGCACCCGTCAGTCGTCAATCATCCAGCGACCGGCAAACGGTCGTCCGCCTGAGCGCCGAAGAACGCGAAATGGCGAGCATGATGAAGATGACGCCCGAAGAATACGGGAAAGAAAAGCTGAAGCTGAAGCGTGAAGGCAAAATCCACTGAAAGGATAGAACATGAGTGGTTCAATTACACGGCGTGCGATGAAATCCGCGTCCAAAAGCGTCCTACAACAGGCGCTTGAAACACCTGAGACTGCCGACGCACCGGTTGTGACCGACATCAAGGTTCCCGACGCGCCGCAACGTGCTGCCATGCGACAGGCTATGCGTGACGAAGACCCCCGCGCACGCGCCGCACGTCGCGCCGCCGAACTGCGCGGCAACATTGGCGACATGGATGAAGGAACTGACGAGTTCTTTATCCCGCCGCACCTCGTCCCTGACGGCTGGACGTATGAATGGAAGCGCAACACCATCCTCGGCCAGGAAGACCCCGCGTATCAAGTCGCCTTGGCTCGCAAGGGGTGGGAAGCCGTCGATGCAAGCAGACACCCTGAAATGATGCCCATCGGTTCCAAGGGCGTTGTGTCTCGCAAGGGCATGGTCCTGATGGAACGACCGAAGGAAATCACTGACGAAGTGCGCCAGATCGAAAAGAAGGTGGCGCGCAATCAGGTTCGGCAGAAGGAGGAGCAACTCAACTCCGCACCTGACGGTCAATTCGGGCGCGATCATGCCCAGGTTCGACCGAAAATCAACAAAAGCTACTCGCCTATTGCCATTCCTGCCGACGAGTAAGAACACACGAAGTAAAAGGGCCGCAAAAATCCCTTTTACTTCGCTTTTGACTTGTGTATGTTGCCATCCAGTAGGGTTTATCCCTCCCAAATGCCTCGGGGTATTTGGTATCAGCTTCCTCCCGGTTTCCCATCGCCCCGGCGTGCGATGATGGAGCCTCCTTTTATGAAGGAGAACCCGTCATGGCGAATACAAACGCGCCTTTCGGTTTTTCGCAGTATTCTGGGACCGGTTCGTCCCCGACCTATGAGCAAGTGCAGCTTGCGATTTCGTCCAGCAACTCTACCAACCCGCAGATTTTCTCGGGTGATCCGGTGGCGCAGCTTTCGACGGGCTACATCTGTCAGGTCGGCACCAACAGCACCACCTCGGCCAATTCCGCCGCCGCTGGTAGCATGATCGGCATCTTTGCCGGCTGCAAATACCTGTCGGTGTCGAACAAGCGCACCGTTTGGTCGAACTACTTCCCTGGCATCGGTGACGTGAACAGCGCCGCCGCCGTGACGGCCTACGTGATCACCGACCCGAACGCGCAGTTCTTGGTGCAGACCGCGAACAGCAACACCACGGCTTCCGCCGTCGGCATTTCTGCGGTTGGTCAGAACATCGGCTTCGCCTACGGCACCGGCACCGGATCGAACACGAACACCCTCGGCACCACGCCGGGCAACGTGTCCACCGGCCTGTCCACCGCCTACGCCGACCAATACACGCTGACCACGCCGGGCGGCACCAGCGCCACCCTGCCGTTCCGCGTCATCGCCCTTGCCAACTATACTCCCGACGGGTCCAACCCGCTCCAGAGCATCAACGGCAATGACTTCACCTCTGCCTACAACCGGATTGTTGTTGCCTTCAATACGATGGCGATGAAGTCTGGCGTGGCCGGCATCTAACAGGGAGTAGGCACCAATGGCTGTCAATCTTTCAGCGATTAAAGACCTTCTCCTGCCGGGCTTGCGTGGCATTGAAGGCAAATACGAGATGATCCCGTCGCAATACGACCGGATTTTCACGAAGCACGACTCGAAACTGGCTCTCGAACGCACCGCCGAAATGCGGTTCCTCGGCCTCGCGCAGTTGAAGACTGAAGGTGGCCAGACCTCCTTCGACAACGGCGCTGGCGAACGGTTTGTCTACAACCAAGAGCATTCTGAAATTGCCCTTGGTTACGCCATCACCCGCAAGGCGGTGGACGACAACCTCTACAAGACCCAGTTCCATCCGTCGAACCTCGGCCTGATTGAATCCTTTCAGCAGACCAAGGAAATCTACGGCGCGAACATCCTGAACACCGCCACGACCTACAACGCCAACGTTGGCGGTGATGGTGTGTCCCTGTGTTCGACGGCGCATCCGATTGACGGCAGCACCGTGGCGAACCGTCCGACGACCGACGTGGACTTGAACGAGGCAACGCTGCTGAACGGCATGATCTCCATTCGAACCAACTTCAAGGACATGGCTGGCCTGAAGGTCTTCGCCCGGGGCCGCAAGCTGGTTGTGCCGCCGCAGTTGGAGCCGGTTGCGATCCGTCTGACCAAGACGGAACTTCGCCCCGGCACGGCTGACAACGACGTCAACGCGATCTTGACCACTGCCGGCGGCTTGCCGGAAGGTTACATGGTCAACGACTTTTTGACGTCGCCATATGCTTGGTTCCTGCTGACGAACATCGACGGTTTGTCCTACATGGAACGTGTGAAGTTCGAAACCGATATGCAGGTCGATTTTGTCACAGACAACTTGTTGGTGAAAGGCTATGAACGCTACTCGTTTGGCTATTATAACTGGCGTTCAATCTGGGGCAGCTTCCCGACCTCGTAACGACATAAAATCCTCGCCCTTAACTGGGCGGGGATTGTTTGGAAAGGATAGCTCTCATGGATATTAATGGCGGCGTTTATCCGAACGCCAACGGAAGCCCGATCTGGCCGGCTTCGACTTTTACTGGCCCCCTTGTGGCTGGCAACGTCGTGGCGAGCGATGGTTCCGGCACCCTTGCCGGTGTCGGCGAAACGACCGGTGCGGCGAACCTCGGCTATGTCAACATGGCGCAGTCGGTTGTCGTGAAGCAGCCCGGTTCTGGCGGCACGGCTGTGACGACCAACATCGTCATTCCGGCGCAGAGCCAGATCACCGACATCTATGCCATGGTGACCACAACCCAATCTGCCGGCACCATGGGTATCGGTTCCAGCGCAAGCGCAACCGCTTTCACCACCGCTGGTGCCGTAAGCGTTGCCACTGCTGGTCAGATCACCATCCTGCCTGGGACCGGTTCCACGCAGATTGGCAACTGGGACAACGTCGGCAACACCGACGTGCAGATCGTTGTCACATTTGGCGCGACTGGGTCTGCCGTCGTCACCCTGACCGTATTTTACGTTCAGGGCATCAACCTCGCGTCGTAATAGGAGGCACCCATGAAGGGTCATAAAGAGCATCACGGCGTGAAGCATTCCGCTCACCACGTCGCCCATCACACCGCTCACCACGGCGTGCATGAACTGGCGCACCATGGTGTCCATCATGCTCGCAAGGCGCGCAAGGCCGGTGGGAAGGTCGAGGACGATATTGTCGGCACCGGCAAAGGCCATGAGGCCGCGACCGATGGCTACAATGAAGCCGAAAAAGACCTGAAGACGAAGCCGGAGCAGCGCAACAACGCCCACACTATTTTCGGCGAGGCGGAAGCCATGCACGAAAAGAAGCACGGTGGTCGCGCCAAGCGCAAGCACGGTGGCAAGCTTCATCACATGAAGCATGTCGGCCACGTTGATGGCGAACACGCGAAGCACCATGCCGGTCGCAAGCCGCGCAAGTCCGGTGGCCGCGCCTCGTCCGATACTAGCCCGTTCACTTCGGCTCGACATGGTGAGGCCGCTAAGGGCCGTCACCTTGAGCCGGAAACGATGGGCTAACAAAAGGTATGCGGGGGCCTAGTGCCCCCGTAAACCATCTGGAGAAAGCCATGTCAGGCGCTTGGACACGCAAAGAGGGCAAGAACCCGGCTGGCGGTCTTAATGAACGCGGGCGGGCCTCACTGAAGGCTGAAGGCCACAACATCAAGCGCCCGGTTACGGCGTCTGAAGCCAAGCACAGCCCAGAATCGGCGCAACGCCGTGAGAATTTTCGCACCCGCATGTGCGGCATGAAAGAGAAACTTACTTCAGCGAAGACGGCGCACGATCCGAATAGCAGGATCAATCTCGCGCTAAAACGCTGGGACGTAAAGTGTTGAGAGGATAAATTATGGTCGGCGTCGTCAATCAATCCATTACCCGCGTCGGTCGTTATGAGCCTTTCGAACTTCAGGTGTCGCGTGGCCAGATTACGGGCCATTCACCGCTGAATGTTTTCGGATATGGCACGACTCCGGCAACCGCAGGCCTGTTCCGCACGGCTTGGGAAAACATGTCCACTACGGACTACGTGTTTCCGACCTCTGCCATCACCATGAACCTTGTCAGCACCGTGGCCGGCGACACCGCTTCGATTACGATCTCCGGCCTGGATGCAAACTACAACGCCATTTCCGAAGTTCTTGTTCTGAATGGCACGACCAATGTGCCGACGGTTAACCAATACTTCCGCATTAACAATATCTCTGTTTCCTCGGGCAGTGCGACCAATCCTTCTGGCGTGATTACGCTATCCAATACGGGCGGCACGGTGATCTACGCTCAGATCAACACGGCGACCATCAATGGTGTGACGAGCAGCATCGGCACGTCGCAGATGGCTGTCTACACCGTCCCTACCGGCTACTCGATGTATGGCTATCGGTTTAGCGCATATTCGTCCTTCAACGGCAACAGCGTGAACTATACGACCTACCGGGCCATCATCAACTTACCATCCGGTGTGCAGCGCATCATCCTACAGTCGCCGTTCAACACCTTCTACGAAGTTCAGCGCCACTTCCCGTTCGCGTATGCCCCTGGCACCGACATCAGGTGGCAAATCGCCTCCAGCGCGGCCACGGCTGCTGTCGTTGGCGTGAACATCGGTGGCGTGCTGGTCCTGAATGACGGCACCCTATAAGGATCAACTATGACCACCAGCGGCACATATAATTTCAATCCGTCGCTGGGCGAAATCACGCTCTACGCCTTCAATCTGTGTGGACTTCGCAACACGTCGCTGTTGCAGGAACACATGGAATCGGCTCGCATGGCGGCCAACATGGTGGCTGCGTCGTTCTCTAATCGCGGCGTGAACTTGTGGCAGGTTGATCTTGTCACAACGCCGCTGGTGCAGGGGGTTTCAACGTATGCCGTTGACCCTAGCACGGTGATGATCCTGGATGGTTATGTAACGACCGGATCAGGAACTACGGCTATTGACCGCATCATCATGCCGGTAAGCCGCACTGAATACGCCAGCTACCCAAATAAGACCCAGCAAGGTTGGCCTACAACTTTTTGGTTCGACCGCCTACTGGCACCCACCGTGACGCTGTGGCCTGTCCCAGATGGCAATGAGGTGTCGTTCAGCTACTACCGGTTGCGCCAAATCCAAGACGCCAACTTCACGTCTGGTCAAACGGTGGATGTGCCTTACTTGTGGATGGAAGCGTTTGCCTATGCCTTGGCATTCCGCCTTGCCTTGATCTGGTCGCCCGACAAAGTCCCGATGCTGAAGCCGATTGCTGACGAAGCGTATAATATAGCTGCCGAACAGAACGTGGAAAACGCAGCGACATACATCAGTCCGCAGATACAGGGATATTATAGATAATGTTAAGGCACTGTTCAAAATGCGATAAAAATTTAGATTTATCCGCTTTTGGCGTTGCGAGACAACGTAAAGACGGCATTAGTTATTGGTGTAAAAAATGCAACTGCGAGAGCGTTCGTAAAAATCGCTCCACTGTCGAAGGCGCTAAAAAACATAGAAACAGAGAAAACGCGCGCTATGCAAACCATTCTACGGGCAAAAAACAAAAATCAAAAGAATACTATTATGCTAACAAAGATAAAATAACCCAAGAATCTAAAGTGCGCTCAAAGAATAGGCGTCAATGTCCTATACATCGCCTTTGGGAAACCACACGCCAAAGGATTTGGTATCAAAAAAACCCAGCTAGGGGTGTGGCTAAAGTGTGCGCAAGACAAACGCAAAAAATGCGCGCTATGCCAAATTGGTTAACTGCAATTCAAAAGGCACAAATAGAAGAACATTATGAGATTGCTGTGGCTTTGAATATTCAAACTGGCATTAAACATCACGTTGACCATATTATCCCACTTCGAGGGGAAGGCGTTGCTGGATTGCACGTCCCTTGGAACCTGCAAGTGATTACGGCATCTGAAAATTGCTCTAAAAGAAATTCTTTAGTAGAAAGTTATTACAGATGAGACCACACGGCAGGGCAAGGGTAAGCGCCCGAAACCCCCGCGCCTTTGCCATCTGTGACCGGTGTGGCTTCCTCTACAACCACATCAACCTGAAGTGGCAGTTCGATTGGCGCGGGACGTCATTGCAGAACCTGCGCTTCTTGGTGTGCAATCGTTGCTATGACACGCCGCAGGAGCAGTTGCGCGCCATCGTCGTTCCCGCCGATCCGACGCCGATCATCAACGCGCGTGTCGAAAACTATGCCGTGGATGAAGCCGACTATCAGACGGCAGCCGCGCCGACGGTGTATGACCCGATCACCGGCATCCCGATCCCGCCGTCAGTCAACATCGTCACCCAGGACGGGAACAACGTCACCGCCCAGGTGATTGGCAACCCGAACGGCCTGGAGCAGGGCGCTGTCATGCCGCTTGTCGGGAAAACAGCATACGCCGTCAAGCTACCGATCCTTTCGGTTATTGCGAATGGAACAACCACGGTTTCCGTAACTTGCAGCGCAGCACACAATCTATCCACGAATGACCAAGTATCTATTGAAGGATTGACCGTAAATAACGCCAATGGTTTCTATTCAGTGACCGTGACTTCAGGAACGGCCTTCACTTATTCGACATATTCTGCTATCCCTGCCGGTGCTTTACTTGGCAGCGCCACAAACATCATTACAGCACTGGTTGGGTTGCCTTACGGATACACTCAGATACCTCAGACGGGACCGTAATATGGCCAACATCACCATTCCGAACCTGCCATCGGCAATCGCGCTCACTGGCGGCGAGCAGGTGGAGGTTGTCCAGTCCAATACGTCTGTCCGCACGACGACGCAGGCCATTGCCAATCTCGCCACGGTCAACGTCAACGCCATCACTTCGCTCACCATCAATAGCCCGCTCTATGCCAGTGGCAGCAACCCGATCACAAGCACGGGCAGTATTGGCCTGAGCAGCAATGGCGTCACCAACAACTACCTCGGCACCATGCCGACGCTGACGCTGAAGGGCAACAACACCGGTTCGACAGCAGCGCCGACTGACCTGTCTGTTGCTAGCGTTATGACGATGCTTGGCGCTGCACCTCTGGCGTCTCCTACGTTCACTGGCACGCCAAGAGCGCCGACGCCGGCCACGTCCGACAACTCGACGCAAATTGCCACCACGGCCTTTGTGAAGGCGCAGGCGATCCCGTCTTCCTTCACTCGTACGACAATTACAGCCTCCGGCGGGCAGACTACTTTCAGTGTTAGCTACAGCGTTGGCAGCATCCAGGTCTACCTAAACGGTGTAATGCTTGCACCTTCCGACTACACTGCCACTTCCGGTACGAGTGTGGTTCTAGGCTTGGCGGCGGCGGCTGGCGATATTTTTGATGCGTTTTCTTTTGCTCCGCAAAACACCACAGGTATAGTCCCTGTTGTAAATGGCGGTAGCGGAACAAGCAGCTTAAGCGGTTACGTCTACGGCAACGGTACCAGCCCATTCACTGCTTCAACCACTATCCCGGCTACTGCCCTTTCCGGAATCCTTGCCGCTGCAAACGGTGGAACCGGCGTAGCCAGCACGTCTCTTATGCCGGTCACTGCAACCGGAAGCACAACTGCGCGGACGTTGGCAAACAGGTTTGCCGATGTCGTCAACGTCAAAGATTTTGGATCTGTTGGCGACGGCACTAACGATGACAGCGTTTCCATAAATAATGCTCAAACTTACCTCAATTCCAATGGCGGCGGAATTTTGTATTTCCCTCCAGGGACTTACCTCATTAAATCCCTTGTCGTGCTTTACAATAACATAACTTGGCAAGGTTCAGGACTCAAAGCCACGGTCATTAAAGCGGATGCGTCGCTTACGACAGACATGATCGTAACGAATGGTTTTTATGGGCTGACAGGGACAAATTCCTCACTAGGGGTTTATAAATTTTCTATTTTTGATCTAGGGATAGACGGAAATAAATCCGCACGCGCCGCAGGTGGTGATAACTTAGTCATTTACGGATACGATTATTATATCCGCATCGTTGAAATATAGAATGCTTATCAAGACGGTCTATACAGCGAGTGGGGGACTTCTAGCGTAACGTCAGCGCCTTCCCCAACAAATGACCAAATGGAAGCGAGATATAATTTCGTTAAAGTTTTTAGTTGCACGAGGAATGGCGTTGTTTTCAACGGGCCGCATGACACGCAGTTTGTCGGATTGACGGTATTTTCTAATGGCGGTTACGGTGCTTGGTTTGGTAAAACTTCAAATTACACAGCAGATGCAAGTGTGTTGTCAACTTTCCACGCCTACTCAAATGGGTCTATCGGGCTGTATTTGACCTGCGCTGTTGTTGGGACAAACATTCAGTCTGAAAGTAATGGTAATAACGGCATTGAGGTTTCTGCTACAAATGGCGTCCTTGCCGCAACTGAAATTCAGACTTTCAACAATACAGGCCATGGAATATTGTATTCCAATTCTGACGGCAAGTTGGGTGGAGTAGCTAGTTGGATTAATACCGGAGACGGGGTAAGGGTTGGGGGATCTAAAGTAACAATCACGGGCATTCATTCATACAACAACTCGGGACACGGCGTATCGTTTTTGTCAGGTGCGGTTGGTTGCCTTTTAACTTCTGTTAATACGGAGTATAATACTCTTGATGGAGTGAATGATGCGGGTAATTCTAATACGCTCTCGTCTATTCATTCAAACAATAATACCGGGAATGGTGTTACGATTACATCAACGGCGAATGGTGCCGTGGTATCAGCGGGAAGGCTGGAATACAATGGAGGGGCGGGTCTTATTGCTAGTGCAAATGATCTGCAAGCCACGGGATTGATTATTAAAAACAATAGTGTGAACGGACTGGTGCTTGCGACTGGATTAAATGGGTGCCAGGTGTCTGTAAAGTCTGAAGTGAACACTGGAACGCAAGCGGTTCTAGGTGTACTTGGGTCGGGCAATATGATTGATCTTTCGCTTTATACCACTTCTGGCCAAACTGGTTGGTCTGGGACTATTGGAAATAATTTTTCCCGAATTGCTGCCATTGGTACAAGCGTTGTTCCCTATAACAGCGTTCAGACTTAATGAGCATGGCGGTATAAATGGACCAAAGTTTTATAAACGTTTTGGTTGCTGCTTTTGGGGCTGTCCTTGGGTGGCTGCTAAAGATTGTGTGGGATTCAATCCGCAGCCTTGAGCAAGCGGTAGATCAAAGCAAATTGGTCCCGATTTTGGTCGCGGCTGTGCAAGAATTGTCCGCTGAAATCCCGGCGTTAAAAATCAAGGTAGGCTCATGACAACCCCTCGTAACCTTTCAGTCTTAGCCGACTCGGTAAATTCTTCCGGAGTATTGAGCGCTGCTGGCGGTGGCACGGGCCTTACGGCTACACCCTCCAACGGTCAGCTTCTGATTGGTAATGGCTCCGGCTATGCGCTCAACACCCTGACTGCCGGCAGCAACATATCCATCACCAACGCCGCCGGGACGATCACCATTGCAGCTTCTGGCGGGTCTGGGTCTGGGACCGTCACCAGCGTCAATGTCAGCAGCGGGACGACTGGCTTAACTGCCACGGGTGGTCCGATCACCACTGCCGGGACCATCACGCTCGGCGGCACGCTTGCTGTGGGAGCGGGTGGCACCGGCCTGTCGGCATTCACCGCCGGGAATCTGGTTTACGCCTCTGGCACCACGACCTTGGGTAGCCTCGCCCTTGGCACCAATTTGTCGATCACGTCCGGGACTCTGAACGCTTCAGGTGGCGGCGGCTCTGGGACGGTCAGCGCCGGGACTGCCGGTCAGCTTGCTTACTATGCGTCTACCGGGTCAACTGTTTCCGGCCTTGTCGTTGGTTCTGGTTTGTCGCTGAGTGCGGGGACGATTAGTGCAAGTGGCACGTCAGGCGTGGCGACCTTCCAGACGTCACTGACGGGCCTAACGCCGTCCACCGCCACGACTGGTGCGGTCACCCTCGCCGGAACGCTTGGCGGTGCTTCTGGCGGGACTGGCGTCAACAATGGCACGAACACTATCACCATCGCCGGCAACGTCACGACCGTAGGCGCATTCCCGCTGACCGTGACCACGACCGGGACGACATCGGTAACTATGCCGACCACTGGCACCCTGACGGCGCTGGGAAACGCCACAACCGGTTCTGGTTCTATTGTCCTGGCGACCAGCCCGGTGCTAACCACGCCGACCCTCGGCGCGGCCTCGGCTACCAGCCTGAACGGCCTCACAGTCTCCAGCACAACCGGCGTCCTGACGATTGCCAGCGGCAGCACCTTGGCGACATCTGGCGCGTTCAGCACGACCCTGACGGCCACGGCCACCACCACGCTCACGCTACCCACCACCGGCACGCTGGCCACGACCGGGAACACTGTGGCATCCCTTGGTGGCACGACGGGTGCTATCTCCCTCGGCACCGGCCTGTCCATTACCACCGGCACCCTCAACGTGGCCAACGGCAGCACTGGCACCGTTACCAGTGTGGCCGTCAG